CATATAAGGAGTGAGGTTACGTTGAGTATCCGCATATTGGCGGTCCGAGCGCGCGCCGGCCTCACGGGCAGCTCCTTGCTGGGCATCACGCGCGTCTCCAGCCGCATCTGCTTGAATTGCACCACCGATAACGGCGGCCGCTACGGCTCCCCATGGCATCAGGGATTCTCCTTTTCTTCAAAAGCCTTGCGGCGTAAAGTCACCATTTCAACGGCCTTCTGGCAGCATTCGTCTAATGACAGCTTTCGATGCTCTTTAGTCCCGGCTCCCGGATGCTCCTGCATGGACGCAATTGAGGCAAAGTACATATCGAACGCGATTTGGTCTTCAGGCCTCATCGCCCCTCCGGATACAGATAATGCAAGTGATTCGGTCTGAATCTGATTCATTTACCACCCAATGAAGTTGGGAGTTGTCGAATGTGTATAAATCCCCTGGTTCCGGCCTAAGTTCACTCCCCTCAAAGCAGAAGGCCTGATCCTTGTTTCCTAGCAATTGTACGGCGAATTTCTCGTAATAGCTTGCGTGCCAGCCTGAGTCTATATGGGGCTTAACCTCGCCTCCAGCCGGGATTTTGGTGATCAGAACCCCGCCTAACCGATTTCCTCCAACCTTGTTAAAAACAACCTCAACCAGAGGCTTAAGCGAAGGTAGCTCATCAACTACGGGATACCAGACTGACTCATGCTCCCCACTAAAGAACTCCGGACCCGTGAGATTGTCTATGTGGTTGTACCTAGCCCAGATATCTGAAACCTCGGTATGCGCGCTCCCGTAATAAGCCGTCCGATCCCGATGTCTATTCCAAACGGACGGATTCTCCAATATCTCGGCAACCAATCCTCCGATGGGTAATCCGGATTCAAGGTGACGGATAGGATCCATCATCCCTCCGTAGGCTGTACGTGGATCACAGCACCCAGCAAATCCCGCTTCCGTGGACTAGTTACCCGAATCCTCCAAATCCGTTGATAGGTCGATCCGAGCCGAGTGAAAACTACCCGTGTGCCATATTGGCCGACGTCACCGATGGATTCCTGCTCCCAATTCTCGAATGTCTGACCACCATCATCAGAGAACTGCATGCGGACATAGGCATCGCTCATATTTCGATACCCGCCACGTCAACTAGGTTTTCTGTGAAGCCCGACACCGTGCAATCCACCCATATCTTGCCATCCAAGCTGTAAGCCATTTTCCCGGACCCGCCGACGATCACGAACCGGCCTGCTAGGAAGCGCATTCGCGTAGGCAGCGCCCCTATGGTGTAAGTCGTATCGTGCCAAGTCGAAAGGTTGCTGCTCCACTGGAGCGCGCCAGAGTCGTCCGCGATGCACCACACATCCAACCCGAAGGCCGATGCGCTGATCGCGTTTGGTCCGCCGTAAGGCGAGGTCAAAGCTGTCCATGTCACGCCGTCGGTGGTCTTTGCCATCTTCCCGTTGTCGCCGCCCGCGAACAGAGTCACGCCATCGGTCGTCAGGCACCGTACCGAATCGCTGTTCAGAAGCGGATTAGTGCTGAGGGTTGCCCATGTCACCGCGTCAGCCGAACCCTGCACATAGAACGCGCCAGCCGCGACGAATTGCGTTTTGAACCACACCACATCGTCGTAGTTGAAGCTGTTTCCGATATTCTGGACGGTCCAGGTCACGCCGTCCGGACTACTGACGCAGCCTCCGACCACGCCTACGCCGACAAAGAGTCCACCATGCTCGGTCAGCTTGTTGACGCCAGTGGCGGGGGCCGAGGCCGTAGCCCAGGCGGTCCCATCGGTCGAAGTCGCCGATGTTCCGCTCTTGAAGGCCACGAGTTTCCCACTGCCTCCGGACAGCACGTAAGGGCCGGTCAGGTCCGCTTCTACTGACCACACCGCGCCGCCGTGGCTATATAGGTTCACTGCTCCCAAGGTCGAGGCAGAGGCCACCCATACCGTGTCGATGGCGATATTGAACGTGTCGGTCACTTCATCAAACAGGCCATTGGCATCAGTCACGCGGGCAATGACGGTTCCGACTCCTTCCACCGTAGGCGTTCCCGAAGGGACTACACCCGCCGAACTCATCGGACCCAACGCGGTCGGGTAGCTGGTGCCGGGGCGCTGCGAGAATTGATAGGGCGGCGTACCGCCCGTAGCCGTGAACGTACCACCGGGCCACGACTGGTCCCGGAATCCGTCAGGAAGCGGAGGAACGGCAATTGTAGGGGCTTCGGGCTGTGCAGGAAAATCAACAGGAATAGTTTCTTCCTGCCCAACCTGCATCAGCAGTTCCAAGCGCGGAATAATAATTCGGTTCTGGTTGTCATGAATGACGGCAGTGGTCCGCTCAGAGGGGAACTCTTGATCCCCTTCCAAGGTGTAATCCCAATCCATCTTCCAGATACGGCCATACTGAAAGTCTCCGGCGTACCACTCCTGATTCCAGAAGGTCATGGTATTGACCCGCCAGCGGTTCAGGCCGTAGGACTCGCGGCGGTGCCAAAGACCCGTTGAGGTGTCATAGCCCCAAGTAAGGCCATCGGGAAATGTCCAATAGATGACCGTATGCCCCGCATCCTCCCAAGCAAAAGCAAACGCCTGCTTCCAGTTCTTGCCTAGGATCGATTGCTCAATGGCCCGGGTAGAGATTCGCTGGGGGGCGTAGCCGTTGAGGACGTAGAAATAGCCGTTGTTCCCAAGCCAGAAGACGGTGTTATCTGCTTTGGCGACGGTATAAGCTCCAGCGCACCCGCGATCCATCGTGATCCGCTTGGACCGGAAAGGCTGCTGTGCCGCGCCGGTATTCTCAAAGAATTCCCCCGAAGTCTCGGACAGCAGGAAAAGTTCATTGTTCGACGCCACCAGAGAAACCAGAAGGTCCGGGCTGAACTCAGAAGTGAAGCGGTCTAGCGTGTTGTATTCCAATCCGTTCGCTACATCGGAATTGAACGCAAAACGGCGGTTCGCGCTGATCTGCACGAAATAGCCATCGATGAAGGTGGAAACGAAAGCGCCAGGATAGCCGGGGTCGGTAATGCGCTGGAAGACTTGGTTCCGAGTGTCGTAGATATAGCCAGCCGAGCCGTTGACGGCCAGAATCTGGTTTCCAAGAGAGACTTGGTTGTGGCTGAAGATGACCCGGCCAGTCCCCGGAATCGTGCCAATCGGGATGAAGACGCCAGCATTGGAGAGCTGGTAAAGCTGGGTTCCTATAACACAGAAAAACTTCCCTTCAGCGTTTGTCGCTCCCCGCACAGGAGGACTAGGAATTAATGGGCTTTCGCCACCTCCTGTTGGCGGGACCTCAGCAAATGGCCGAAGGCCAGGAGGCGTTTTAAACATTCCCTCTGTTTTAGTTCCCGGCACTTCGGCTTGGCTTGGGAGCCAGCCACAAACATCCTGCGCAGACCATGACAGGCTGCTGTCAGCGTAACTTCCTCCATATACGGGTAATGGCTGGAACTTCATTCGACGTATTTAAATGATTCGCGTTGACGAATCTTGCGAACTGCAATTGAAGTTATTCCGTAATCCTTAGACACGGCATTCGAACTTCTTGGGTCCTTTCTAATTGCCGTTGCTTGTTCTGGAGTCACTTTTGCATTCGCCCTAGAAAAGATTACATTTGATCTATCTAAATCAGGCCAGCTAGTGCCATGTTTGATCTGCCACACCCCTGATCTAGTTAGACCGTATTGCTTGCCTATTTCTGTATAGGGACGTGGGTCAGACACAATCTCTTGAGCCTGCACTCTTGTTACTACACAACCGCCGTTTGCCTCTCCTGGGGATGACTTATGCCGTCCTTTAGCCATTTTGTCAGCATTGTTATCTGCGCGTGTCCCTAAAAATAGATGCGCCGGATTAACGCATCCAGGATTATCACACTTATGGCAGACGCATAACTCTCCGGGGCTGACTCCATAGAAACGTTCATATACGACACGGTGTGCGTATTTACTTCCTATGAAACCATAGCCTCCTTTATTCTTGCAGCCCTTGTGCTCAATGCAACCATCCATAGAAACCTCCTAATCAAGAGGTTTCAGTATACCTTGTATCAGCTACCCTACAAACCAGGTGCTACCCATGAGCGATGTACCGTAGTTCCCGTTAGAGCTAGGCCACGGCGCATCCAGAATCGGCATGATCGGCGTTGCGACCGCCTGATCCCTGCGTAGATCCTCCATGTATTGCTGAGCTCCCGCTACAACCGCAGGCATGGGGCTAACACCCCACAATGGAGCCATCGTCAGGGCCGTCTGATACGCCACCCCTAACTGACTCTCAACTTGCATGGGAAGTGTGTCCGATGGATTGGACACGTCCTGCCAGCCGAGCGCCAATCCATTCGCCTCAAGACGACGACACACTGCATTCAACACAGTGACAAACGTCGCCATGTCCTGCGCCTTGATCGCCTGCTGTGGGCTGACGATCTGCAACAGGCCGAAGGGGATGCGGGCGAACTCGGCGACTGTAGTCATGGGGCCACCCACTCAAATCCATCGGAGGTCCCATTGACAGCTAGAACCTTGCCAGCACCAAACCCCGGATACGAAGCAAGAACTCCGTTCACTTGAGAGGCAACGATGGTGAAAAAGCTGACATTAAACCAAGTAGTAACTCCACCATCCGTATACGAGAGCAATACTTGGTCAGAGCCTAAAGGCTCTACGAAACCAATATCCACATCAGACAGATCCACCAAGCTTCCGCCGCCTCCGGACGCAAGGTCAGCCACTTCCTGGGCGGTAACAGTAGCTTTACCGCCCCCATTCTGGGAAACGTAGAGCTTTTCTAGGCCCGTAGCCATGATGGCTCCTTAAGTGGCAATGATGCCGGCGATACGGAGCTGTGCCAGAAGTGCGTTCAAGGCCGTTCCTGCGGTCGTGCCATCTGCCGCCGGGGTGATATCCGCCACCGCCGCACCTTGCAGTACACCGCCCCTCAGAACGCCCGTAGGGGTCGCCAAGGTGGTTGCAAAGCTGACGTTGGCGGTTCCATTGAACGCAGCGCTGGTGCCGACTGCACCGCCGGTAATACCAATGGTCCGACCAGTAGCCAGGGCGGTTGCCGTCGCAGCGACCAAGGGGCTAGCCCCAATCTCCGCACGGGCTGCGGCTTGATCGATGCCCGCAGCAATAACAGCCGGCTTACCAGTGATGTCAGCCCAGGCCACCGTAGCGCCAGCAGCGAGATTTGCCACGTCCTGAGTAGTCACGGGCTGGTAGCTCGATCCCGAGGACATGTAGAGCTTTTCAGTGCCATTCAAAGCCATTTTCGATTCTCCTTGAAGGAAGGAGGCCGAAGCCTCCTTTCCTTGGTTAGCCTGCGCTGACGGTGAGGACGTTGCTGTTCAGCCACAACTGCCCCAATACATGCGGGTCAGCAGTGGGCAGAACGTCCGTGCCGCCTTGCAGGTAAATCGGGCCAGTCAAGACCGTTCCGTTCCCAATGGGGCCAGTCCAGTGCTTGGTGTCGCTGCGATCTGCGACGGAAGGGTTAGTAATGTTTGCCATGAGTCAGCTCCTTAAGCCGGGGTCAAGAGGGCGGGATCGTTGGCGATACGGCATGCCCACTCCGGGCGCAGAGCACCGAAACCGTACATGATGTCAAAACGAGTTCCGTTCTGGTCTCCAGCCCAATCCGAACCTTCTGTAACGCGCATAGAAATTCCTTCAAACTGGCGGCGCGAGGTCTTCCAACCCGAAAGCTCCGGCAGGTCAACCGTGACGAAGGCGAACGCTTCCGGACGGTAGGCCATCGAGATGCCATAGGTATCCGAGGCAGTACCCAAGATCGTCACATCGCCGCCATCGGTCGGGGAAGCCGTCACGTTCTGCTCAGAGCCGGTGACGGTCACGGCCGGATAGACCTGCAAATTGCCAGCCGCAGCCAGCGCTTCAGTCACCACGAACTGACGCAGGTAACCCAATGTCTGCTTGGTCTGCGGATGCACCGCAAAGCAGCCTGCGAAGGTCACGATGTCGCCCACGGTGAAGGTGCCTGTGCCTGTATCGATGGCGATGGAGCTACCGGTCTGGTTCGCGCCGTTGATGTCGTAGGAGGCATTCGCCGAGCCACGGGTATGGACCGGCATGACAGTCGAGCTATTCCACTCGAAGCCCGAAGCCGTACCCATGACGCCCTGCTCGTACTGCACCTCGATCTGACGCTGAGCATTGAACAGGCCAGACAAGGCTGGAACGATGGTGGTCTGCGCCGCCGAGTTGATGAGCATCTTTTTGGTCGAGGGGCCAGCGCCGTTGTCTTCCGTATATTTCTTTGCGAGGTTGGCATACCCAAGATTCGTCCAAGCAGCGTCCGGGGTGCCGGTCTGGTTCGGGATTGACTGATAAGCCAATCGTTGAACGGCTGCTTCTACCGTAACCGCCAAGTCGGCCACCTGTTGGGACAGGTAACGACGGTCGAACTCTTCGATATCCAGCGCCAGTTCCGCACTGGTGTACTGGATCGAGAAGTTGAGCTGATCCTGAATGGTCACAGGGCGAACAATGGTCTTCATCGGGGCCGGATTCGCGACACGACCAGAAGTCACTACAGCATGCTGGGGAATCGGCACGCGCAAGGTGTCGCCGATAGCCGGAGCGCCCGCAGTGAAGCTGGAGTCGTAGGTGCGAGGAATGGTGCGAATGAAGGACAGGTTCTCGCTGAAGCGCATCAGAGCGCGGTCAGCAATCATGTCCGTGGTAAGTAGCTGGTTAGCCATGAGGGTTCCTTAGAAGGGAGGGTTATTTCCTCCCCGCTCGCCAAGCTGCAATACGATCCGCAGGACTGATATTCGGGCTGTTGATGTCGATTGCCCCCTTACCAGCCCCGGAAACCGTCTTAGGCGGCGGCGGGGCGTTGGTCAACTTCTTGGGGATCACAGCCGGAATGTTCGCAGTCTGTGCAGGCTCACCGAAGCTATCAGCCAGTTTTGCAATCTCTCTCAAACGCTGAGAGGAACTGAGCGACGCGAGTCGCTTGCTTTCTTCGGCATCGCCAGCCAAATGGTGAAGCAATTCAAGGGTCGTATCGTCCGCCATGCGGATATCAACACCCCCTAGAACTGAATCCACCAACGGCTTCAGCGATGGGTCCTTGTTCAGGTGGGAAGCCTCTACATCTTCCCAGGCGCCTGCACCGACCTTTTCCTCTAAAGCGTCAATCCTGGATTTGAAAGTCTCAGTGAGCTTGGCTTGCTCCTTCTGCGTAGCCTCGCGCTGGGCGGCTGTCTCTCTCTCTTTCAGCTTGGTTTCGACCTTGTAGTCGAAATAGGCGTCCTGATCGAAGTCGAAGTCAGCGAGCGTCTTAGGCTGCTCAGCGTTGGCCGGACTAGCCGGTTCGGGCTTTGCAACTTGGACGGGCTGAATCTCTTTAAGCACCGCTGCGCGGGTTTCGGCTTCAGTTACTTGCCTCACCCGTTCCAGTCTTTCCTTCATCCAGCGGGGAAGGCGTTGTTCCTTCCCTTTATCTGGAGAGGCCGCGTTGGAAGCGTCCGTTTCAGCCCCTTCAAGGGCTACTTCATGGGCATCTGCTACGACTTCGGGAGCCTTTTGGGGCTTGGCCTCAGCCTTCACTTCAACCGGCGGACTTGGCTTAGCCAGCTCATTTTTGGTGGGCTGGTCGTTCACATGGGTCCGCGTGTCCGTTGATTTCAGCTCGGGAGCTACCGCAGTGGACGCTGCGTCGGTGTTGTCGGTCATCTTATGCCTCGGTTTTGGTTTGTCAACTAGGGATGAATCGGTTTAGCGGGCTTCCTGTTTTGAGGCCACTTGGCCGTTGGGTAAAAGGTCATTCCAGACTGAGTTGCGTAAGGCCACCAGCGGTCTTTCGGTAAAGGCTGCTCAGTCCACCAGTACCCAAGGCGGCTACAACAGCCATCCCATGCGCCATCCGCTCGTTTAGTCATTGGGTGTCCGCATTCAGCACAATTCATAGCAGTTCTCCGACGAACGGTAGTCAACGGGCGGGTAAATCGGGGTAGGATTCCTCTTACTTAATGGGGAGAAAGAAATGGATATGCCTGATTTTTGGCAAGCGCTGGTTTTGGAATACACAAAGCAAGGACTTCTTTCTGCCCAAGCTATTCGCGAAGCCGATAATATCCTTAGCCTTCATCTGGAAAGAACCAAACCACTCACTGAAGCGCCCCATTCCCCGGAACCGCCTCAGCAGGCATCCCCGGCTGACCAAGCAAGTTAGGGTCTAGCAGGATGCCTCTTGCTTGGACGGTCTGTTCAAGCACTTGGTTCTCAAGGGCAATCGTTTCGGTTTCGGCCACCGTCTTGGTCGCCTCAGCCATGTTCTTGACCGAATCGGACTCTGCCTTCTTGGCGTCTGCTACGTCCTTTGGATTGGGCGGCGGCGGGGCTGGCGGCTGCTCGCCTTCTGCCGGCTCCAATAGACCCTGGCCAACCAGAACCTTGCGATAGGCGCTGACAATCTCATCCATGCCGGGAACGTCAAGGCTCTTGAGCAGCATGTACTGACCCAACAGACCACCAGGACCGGGTGTCTGTGCCAAAGCCTGTGCAGCCTCTGCCAGCTCCATCCGAGCCGTGTCGAAGCTCTTGCCGACCGTCACGGTCACATCGTAGGAACCTCGGGAAAGGTCGTTCAGGACGTATTCCTTGCCCGTCTGCTGGTCGATCATCGGCTTGTTGATCTGGACGTATTTCTCGGCGTTGTCCTCGCCCAAGATCCGGATCGACCGCTCGGCGTCATAGTAATGAGGAATGGCATCCACCAGAATCTCACCCAAGCGCTTCAGTGCCTTGATCTGGTTGTCCACATAGACGAAGTTGGCGATTTCGCCCTCATTCTGCCTAGCAAGGATGGCCCTTCCGCTGGTTTCATTGGATCGCTGGCCCGTGGAGGCGTCGAACACCCCTAAGTTGCTCTTAAGCTCATCAGTCGCGATCTGGGACAGATTAGCCAAGGCAGTCGGAAGCTGAGCCATCGGCTGGCGCATCGGGACTGGACTGTCTCCATCCTTGTTGTACAGCAAGACGGGTGGGTCGTCGTAGCCTAGGCGCTCGTAATAGGACTCCAAACCCTCGATCTGCTTGGGCGTTGCCATCAGCGGCATGTTAGGCAGCTTTGCTACGACTTCCACCATCGAAGACATTTCAAAGTTATGAATGGTCTGGGCATCGCGACCAAAGCGGGTCATACCCGAGTAAATCTGCTTGCCCTCAATTGACACCAAATCGCCCCACTGCGGGACAATCGGGATCATGGAGCCGCCCCATTTGGTGGGCTCTTCCAGCTTCCCTCGGCCCGAAACCAGGCAGGAATAGACGCAATCCTTCTCTACCTCGCGCTCCTGCTTGATCGTGATCGGCGGGGATGCTGGTTGCCCGTCTGGTCCCATAGGCGGATTGGCGAACTCATCCTTAACCGGGTCGAAGTCCTCCGCATCAACCACTGAGCCGTCCGAAAGCTGGTAAATCTTCCCGGTTTCCTTCTCCACGTACCAGTATTCCGCGATCCTGACCTCTTCTTTCTGGAACCACTCTCGGTCGTAATCGGTGATGGAATTGGGCGCATCGAAGTCCACAACCTCGGCATCCGGCCAGCGCTGTTTGAAGACGCTGATAGGGATCAGTTCGGTAATGAACCAGAATCGGGCGTCAGCACGGTCGAACTTCCGGGCCGAAGGATCGCAATAGGCCGTCATCGGGTCCATCAGACCTTCGATCTTCAGACATTGGTCGAAGCTGTCGTGACCCTCGTATTCAGCGACAACCCTCAAAATCCCGTACCCACCTCCGCAAGCCCACTGGAATGCTGTGTCGTAAGCGGTTTCAGCCGAGGATTGAACCTCAATGTTCTTGATCAGTCCGTTGTAGACCTCAGCCGTGTCAACGTCATTGTCTTCAACTGCCCGGACCTTGATGTTCGGCTTGTTCTTGAGCTGCTGACCCGTCACCCGGCGGATAAGCTGCCTAATCCGGTTGAACTCATAACAAGGCTTATTGCGGCGTTTGGTCGTTAGATGGGTGTCCCACTGATTCCCCGCCACAAAGGCGAATTTCATGTCTTCCACGACCCGGCGACGCTGCTCTGTGTCGAAGCTGAAGGCGTTCTGCGCCCGTTCCAACATCAGCTTCATGAACGGATCGGTCAGATTGTCCACGGCCTTGGAGCGCTTCTTGGGCCTGTCGGGGTAGGTCGTGCTTGCCATTTACGGAAGTTCCTTAGAAACATGGAATCCGCTGTATTCGGGGCTATCGCACCTATCCAGCGCCCAGAGCAGTTCAGCAACTAAGTAAGCAGTCTTTTCGTCCCTGAAATCCCCTACAACATTGTCATTATCTTTGGCAACGCCGCTAATGAGCGTAAGTCTATGCTGAAAAGCCATCGTTAGCCTGCTGTCAGTGAGGCGCGACGGCCGAAGCTGTCACGGTTGAACTGGGATTGGAAGTTCAGCACCGGAATCTCAACCACTGGCGCGACCGGTTCGGCGAAGGTTAACACTACTGCGTCCCAGCCGTCAGGACTCTGCGCACCACGGCGGCGCATGTCCTCTTTCTTCTCTAGCTTGAGGCGGGTATTGGAGTCGTAGCCGTAACCAGGGCCGCAAGCATCGGCCTGCAATGCGTCGTCATCGGGAATATCAACGCCTCCTTCCTGCTGTAGCCAGTCGTTAGAGGCCATCCACATCTCAGCCCGGCGATTGAGCGGTCCACCCCCGATTTCCTTACCCTCCTCATCCAACATGGGAGGTTCAAGCGGCGCTGATCCGAAGTTCACGGCTTTAGCACGCTTCCCATAGCCCATTTCTTCCAGGCGGTCATAGATGCCCGCGCCCAGACCACCGATATCGATGAACATCATGGCGTCAGGGTTAGCGTCCAGTACTTGCTTGGCCCAGCCTACGGTTTCCATGGTGCTGAGCTTGTAACGGCGTTCGACCTTGGGGACTTTCCGGCCCTGGCGCTCAGCCATTGCGCAGGCGTCGTCGCCGTAGCGGGCAGGATCAAGCCCGAAGACCTTGCGGCCGGACGCCTCCCTGTCGTTCTTGCGGGCCTCAGCAACCAGATGCGGCTTGATATAGCTGTCATGGCCAGACATCTGAAAGGCTTCAGCCGCAGTCGCCGGGTATTCCTGCTTGAACAGGTTTGGATCCTTCAGTTCCACGATCTTGTTGCGACGCCACATAAGCTGTTCGTCGTCAATCTCGTAGAGGCGCTGATACTCCCTTTCCTCAGTCGTAAAGGCTACGTCTTCAGGGACAGGTTTGCGGTATTCCTCCTGCCAGAACCAGGGAACGAAGATGGCGATATAGTCGCCGATGCCACGCTCAGCCTCAGACCACTTAGCGTGGAACAGGTTACCAATGCCGTTAGCCGTGGACTCTAGGACCGATTCGGTTCCGTCTTCGTCAGGGATTGCTTGGAGAATGCCGGCAGCATGAGTGTCTGCGTTCGGCCAGAAGGCAACTTCGGAGCCATGAAATAGCTGGACCGTGCTTGACCGTCCCACACCTTTAGTTCCAGCCGTTCCCACTTTATATCCGGAATCGAGTTTGTCGAATCGAAGCTCTTTGGCATTGGCCGCTCCCGTGGAAGGCTTAACAAAGACTGGGCAGTTATCATGGTACCGGTTCACCATCTCAAACAGGTTCTGCGTCGCCTGATCCTCATGGGTCAGAATGAACGTCTTAATGCCGGTGTGCCATGTCGTGTAGTGGTAATAACGGGCAGCGATGTAGGTGCTACATCCTTGCTGTCGCCCCTTGAGGATCAAGGCCCGCACACGGCCCAGCTTAGCCCGCTGTTCCTCTAGCCGCTCATGGATGTAAAGCTGCGCCCGGTTGAACTTGAAGGGGGCCAACTCACCCACCTTGGGCCGAATCTTGAGACAGTTACGGGCGTAGAAGCCCAGGTCATCCCTTAGGCGCTGTCTCTGGTCAACCGAGCTTTGCAAGCCACTGCTCATGCGTCTCGTCAGTTACTGAAAGATGATTCTCAGTCCGGGCAAGCTTGGGAATGTGGTACTCGATTGCCTTCAGGTAAGTGTCCGCCGCCCCTTTGGGGTCAGGCGTGTTGATCCATTTACCTGGGATGAGCTGACCTTCCGAATCCCTCGCTGGAAGCCCCTGGGCGGTGTCTAGAAGCCATTGTGTAAAGCAGCCGGCCATACCCTCAGCTACTAACGCAATGGCGTCTCTCGCCTTACTAGTTGCCTTATTCGGGATGCCAGGAGGACGGCCCTTCCCATCATTGGGGATTGACTTGCCTTTTCCTTCTTTAGGTTCGTTCTCAGCACTCATTGAGATTCAACCAGGTCCATGATGTTTGCTTGCCCATCTGCCTTTCTATGTGCAGCAAGGGTCAGCAACCCTACTAACCGCGCCTTGTCCATCAATCCCATTGACTGACTTACGACGCCTACTTGGCCTTCCTTTGTTTCCACGACAATAGCAACGCTGCTTATCTGTCCGTAAGCACCTGATCCAAGCGTCTCTGCCCAGTTGGCAAGCCATTCGGCCATCTGTTCATGCCCTGATACGCATACAGGGACGGTCTCTAGCATGCGGATAACTTCTCCCATATCAGTCTCTCAACACCCTCCGAATATGCGCCCCAATCAGCGCCTCGCTCATGCTCTGACCAGGAAAGAACCCGCAGGCCCAATTGCTCAGGATGGCGCGGTCGAAATCGTCATGGATGAAGCTGGCGATCCCTTTCATGGCCTTTCTGGTCTGTGGGAGGCTTAAAGCCTTCATGGGCCTTCGTATTTCACACGCTGGCCATTGGCCTGAACGACCCAGTCAGGCTTCGGGATTGTGTGAGTCATTGCTAGGAAGGCATGCGGATGCTTATCGGCCTCATGCAAAGATTTCCGCAGGCTGCGGCTGCATGGGAGAAACATGGTTTTGGTGGATTTCTTCACTTTGACTCCCCTAATGATCCACGTGGATCGTTGAAATAGTTCGCCGGCCGCATTTGCAATTCCCTATGGGCTTGCTGGCGCTCCTCGGCGGTCATCTTAAACCACAAATCGTCCAATAGCTGGGCATCTTCTAGAGCGCCTGTGCGGCTTCTCATGGCCTCTAGGTAGGTTTCCAAGGCGGTCATACTGCCAGCTCCCCGTAATACTTGCGCCTAGCCTCTTGAGCCACTAAGTCGGCAAATTCAAGATCCTCCCACCGACCGAAACTCTTTCTAACTTTCCCTGGGAAGGAAAGCTGAACAAGCCACTTGTTATCTGCCTTTTGCACGTTTCTACACCCTGAATACTTATTCCTCCCCGAGAGGGAAAGATTGCGGCCATTCACAGCGCGGGGAACATCTCTCATATTCTCAGGGCGATTATCTAACCTATTCCGGTTAATGTGATCTATTTCACCTTCAGGCCAAGCTCCGTTTCGCATAGCCCACATCACTCGGTGTACGCGATAATTACGAGCTGAACCATTCCATTTAATGCTAACTACACGGTAGCCCTTATCATTAACGCCACCAGCTTCTAGACCACAATTTCGCCCTCCGCGAGGCCTAATCCACCATAGCTTCGAGTCTTCATCGATTCGGAAGTTCTCTAAAAGCCAAGAAACTGGAATTAGCTCTGGTCCAATCAAGGAGCAACCTCCGCTGTTACGGTAAATGGTCCCGTGGCTGTGCTGTATAT